TAATGTATAAAACATTCTTACCTTGTAGAAGCATACTTGATGCAACGTGACACATAAACAGAGACTTACCAACCCCTGTACCTGCCAATGCTACATTCAAAGATTTGTTTACCAGTCCACCCTTAGTAATCTTGTTAAAGAATTCTAGATCAAAAGGAATCTTATCTTCCTTACGATGATAGTATTCAAAACGATCACCTGCATTGTCTAGGTAATCATGACCAACATTCTGATCGAAAGATACACCTAGTGCGTCTGAAAGAATTTGAGGAATGGCACCCTTATCCTTCTCGGAATCTTGACCGTCAGCAATCTTGACACTCTCCATAAGAGATAGGTAGATCGCACGCTCTTGACACCACTTTTCCGTAGTATCAACGATCCAATCATAGTCTGAGGGATCATCGGAAAGGACATTTAAAATCTCCAGAACAGATTTGAATTGCTCATCAGATAGATCATTCCTTTCCTGACACTCAATAGACAAAGCATTGAGAGAAGGTAGATTATCATACTGACTGATATACTCATGGATTTCCAGAAAGATAACCTTATGAGGTTTTTCAGTAAAGTATTCTACCTTAAGGAAAGGAAGAACCTTACGAGCGTACTTCTCATTATAAACGAGATTAGATAAAATCGTGAGTTCGAGTGACATTAGAGATAGTGCAAATAGGTGCCAACGATGTACTTTTTATTGGACTGAGGTGGTAATCCCGCATGTCTATACATCCAAGTAGGAGGGAACAGGAGTATTCTACCACATCTGGGTTCAACTGTCACGTCCAATTTTGGAAAGTATGTTTCACCACCCCTTCCGACATCGTTTAGATACAAGAAACAAACAAGGAAACGACGTGCACTGTTGTAGTCTTGTACATCAACATGATCTTTAAACTGATCATGTCCATTGTTTTGATAATACTTTAATCGTAATTCTTCAAAGCAATACTTTGCAGGAAAGTCTGGACCTAACTCCAGTTCATCCATATACAATGATACTGCATCTACAAAGTAATCCTCTAGTTTGACATGAATGTCAGACCAAAGAGGATCTTTTGCTTTAAGTCTGTTTGTTAGGTTTAGTTGCGTGAAGGAAGGTCGCTGCTCTCTATCAATATACTCGCTGTTGGATTTTCCAAACGCTTCAAGTATCCTCTTACAAAGATCAGAGTCAACCAAGTTATCATACGATCTAACATAGTCTTTTAAATTAGTTGCCATAACGAAACTCTTTTGCTGCTGCTTCGTCTAGTTTTTCCATTATCTCTTCGGTGAAATACTTCTCAGGATCGGCAAGAACAACAGAAGGAAAAACGGAAGATTCGCCAATAACGACACGATTCCCCTTGCGTTGGAAGACTCCATGCTTCTCACCCAACTCCAGTAGTCCGTAATACCTGTCAAGTCCACGGTCGTAATAAAGACGTGTTTCAACTGTGCTGTTCTCCTTTGTTAAACGTGATTTAGCATTCTTACATTTAATGATATTACCAACTACTTCTTTCCCATCTTTCTCTTTCTTCTTCGAGAGATAGATGATACTCGATGCTGCATATTTAAGTCCACTACCACCACCCATTTCCTTGGTAGGAATATAGGCACCCACTACATCATATGTATGATTTGTAACTAGCATTGGAACATTCGCTTTACCCAACTTGAGAGTTAGAACTCGGAAGATAGACTTCACAACTTGTGCACGAGTCATGTCACGAGTCTCTTTACCTGCTTCACTATCTTCTACTTCTTTAGAAGTTGATAACATACCAAGAGAATCGAGAACAAACATCATGGGTTTCTTTTCATCAAGTGCCAGATACTTGTCAATGATCTTGATAGATTGATATCGAAACTCTTGTACTGTAGTTACAGGTACAATCATCATGCGACTGGAATCAATGCCCCTGTCTTCAATCATCTGCTTAGAGATAGCAGATTCAGATTCAAAGTAGATCACTCCTGCGTCTGGATTAGACTCAAGAAAATGTTGAACAATGCCAAGGCAAAAGAAAGTTTTACCAGTGCTTGACTCACCTGCGATAGCAGTGATCTTATTCCCTGGTACACCCCCATAGATGCTTCCAGAGCAGAGAGCATTAAAGATATAAGAACCAGTGTCAATGTAACCGCTAGTATCTCCTGCCGAAACACCATCAGAGACGAGACTGGCATATTCATTACCAATTTCACTTGCAACATCCTTAAGAAATGAGTTCACTCTTTGACCTCCGTCATAGTTGTAATAAAGTTGGAACGTTTCATGGCACGTTCAAACCATTTTGCTTCTGATTCTTCGTTGAAGGATTGTTCCCTCTTATCAGGAATACCAAATGCCTTCTGATATGATACCACATATTTAGTTGTCATGCAAATAAAAACTCCAGAGATGCGACTTTTTCATGTTTCCACCCGATAGTTTCTAAGATGACCTTTACAGGTTCAAGGAACGACTTAGAGAATTGTAGATCATAGTCTACATGATTGTTCAATCCAAACTCTTTAGGGAACGTGTTCAGATAACTGATCACATTCTCGTTGATCTTGTTTGGGGTCTTCATATACACAAACTTGACCTTCTCACCATCTTGAATCAGAGGATACTTATGGGTCAGTTTGTTCTTCTTGTTGTAGAAGTTGTACAGCAGGGCACCTCTTACATGAATGGGTGTGCCTTTGCTGTATATAGTGGTCGGGTTTGCCCACTTATTTATCCCATTACATCCCCTAGGGAATGAGATGTCTTCGACTGGTAATGAAGAAAACTCCTTCTTGAAATCTGCAATAAACTTCTGTGCTTCCTCTTCTGTCTCGTTCATGATAACAGTGAAGCATTTACGAATCGCTTCACGACATGCCATAGGAGTAGAAGACTTGACTGCCTCCAGTCCCATGATCTTGAGTTTGGGTTTTTCATAACGAACACCTTCGCTATCCCACACGTTGAGAATGTATCGCTTCTTAGCAGTCCATAGACCCTTTTCAGCAATGTTCTCACGCTTCATGATCATTTTCTGTTCGTAAGCGTTAACATACTTGGCGAGCGTTTCATAAGAACTCGTAATATACTTTTCAAGTTCCATCTCACACACCTTATTAAGGAACGTGACAACGCTCGAAGCATTCTTCTCTCTACCTTTGTATACACCTTGAACCAGAGGACCCAGATTGAGGTAGATAGAATCAGTATCAGAGGCAATAACATAATCTTCTCCATCAGTTTTAAGTACCTTGTTGAGGTACTTGTTCATTTTGTTTTCAATCCAACGAATCGAGACTTGCCCTGAGAGAGTAATCGCCTCAGCATTTGCCAGATTGTAGTATCGGAAGTATTGATTTCCGATTGCTCCATAGGCAGAGTTGAGTTGGATCTTCCTTGCCATTTGGATGTTGTTGAACTTTGATATATCTTTTTGTAGTGCCACGGTTTCTGCAGGTGTGGTGGCATGTTCAAGGGATTGCTTTGCTTGTAGCATCCGCTTCTTGTAAATGGTACGTTCATCGTAGATCTTCTGCATGATTTCTGGTAGGAACCCATGGATATCTTTGCGATACTGAGCACCATTGGCGCATGTGCAATACTTCTCATCGAAACTTACTGTCTCTTCAAGGATCTTATCAACTGTAACCGTTGGATGTCTTTGTTCAACGAGGGTCTCTGGGGAGATATTGTACTGCATGATAAGATGAGGGTAAAGAGAGTTAAGGTCAAAAGAGACCACCCAATCATAGCATCCTGGAATCGGTTCCTTGACATAGGCACCTGCATACTTTTCGTTTTTCTTTGCACCCTTCTTAGGGGGTACTACAACCTTTCTATCTGTAAGATAATTGTAGATGATTGTGTCCCACATGCGAACTTGTGAGTACACATCTTCAAAGTTTGCTTTGGCATCATAGGACATTGTGATTGCCAATTCAAGCAACTTCATCTTGTCTTCCAATCGGTCGATCAACTCAACGTCTTGGATGTTGTATTCCATGAACTTCTGCCAATCTTTTGTATAGAAGTCCTTGAAGTTTTCGTACTCATCATGATTGACTTTCCGTTGTCCTAACTCGACAAAGGCAATATGGTCGAGTCGATATGACTCCTGGTTACTATAAGTAAACTTACGGTAAAGATCAAGATAGTCAAGGATATTGATCCCACTAAGGTCATAAGCATAGTTCTTCCTTCCTTGGACATAAACCTCTCGTTCGTTAGCACGGTTCCAAGGGGACAAAGACTTCATCCACTTTTCACCTAGTATTCTATTTACACGACGAGCAATGTACGGAACGTCATATAGGTTGACATTCCATCCTGTCAAGATATCGGGAGTATTCTGTGCCCACCATGTAAGAAAGTCAGTAAGCATTTCATTTTCTGTCCAGAAAATCTTTGCTTTGACTCCCTTCGGGGGATCAAACTCACGCATTGCCCAACAGTAATATTGCTTTGTCACCATGTCTTTGATGGTGATAGACAGCATTTCTTCTGCTGCCTCTTCTACTGAAGGGAAACCGTTATCGCATTGAACCTCAATGTCCAATGCATACATTTTCATCTGTTTGATATCGTAATCTACATCGTTAGGAAACTCACGACGGATGTACTGATAAACAAACCTTTCATAACCATGCACCTCGAAACCTTCGACCTCATTATAGGTCTTGATAAAGTCTCGTGCCTCTCTTGCAGTTTGAAACTGCATCGGTGCTACGGGACGACCATCAAGGGTCTTGTATTCCTCAGTTGCATTCTTAGATAAAACATACAGAGTAGGAGAAAACTGTGTACGAAATTGGACGGGTTCACCGTCTTCATAACCTCGATAGAGGATTGTGTCTCCTGCTAGTTGAATGTTCGTATAGAATGAACTCATTTAGATTTGTAGATTTCTACAAGTTTGGAACTCGGTTCCAGTATAGTAAAGATCTGGTCACTTGTCAAGAACAAGTCACGTTGATCTGTGTACTTGGGGAAAGGAGTGATCTCCTCATCACCAAGGACTTCATAGCATTTTTCAATTAGAATGCTAGGTTCTTCGTCTAGTTCAGTTATCTGACCCAACAGATACTGGGGTCGATCCTTGAGGAGGATCAAACGAAGCTCCTGTTGCAGCATTTCCTCTTCCACTTTCTGCCTCCACGATTTTGTTGTACTTTTCTTCTACCTCAGGGTAAGTTTCGTATGCACTCACAACTTCATCAAGTTTAATCATGATACTTCTATCCTTTGATAGGGGTGCCCAAGGTTCAAATCGAATATTGGGATTGGTGTTTTTGTTGAGACTTTCTTGACCCTCAACTTCCATGAGCAACTCAGGTTCCTCACGGTTTTCCAACCATACATTATAAGGATAACGTAGTTGAAATGCTACAGGTTTCTCAGGATCTTCTTTAGTAGTTACCTCGAACAGATCAGCGATGATATCCTCACCGTTTTTTGTTCTTACGATTCTTACGCTCATAGTTCCTTTAGAAATAGTATAACACACAAACGGATTATAGCACCCATCTGCGTTTTTTGCAACAATCAAAAAAGAGACCCTTTACAGAGTCTCTTTTGTGACCTAGTATATAGTGTATAACTTTTGACACTCTTGATGAAGTATCTTTTCCATCCTGTCACCGTATTAAATCTTTTAATTTGTGGCACTCTTGGCATGATTCAAGTCATACACACTCACGCACACTATAAGATGGAAGTAGATGTTCATGCATATTGTTTAAACAATGCCGAACATCAAGATAGACTCAACAGTGATTATTGAATCTCATACACTTTAAGTTTTTGGTGTTCTGGAATAACCTTTTGTAAATCGATAGTCAATAAACCATTAACAAACTGAACCTTTCCAATCTCTACATCATCTGAGAGATTAAATCCTCTAGCAAATGTTCTTGCTGCTACACCTCTATGCATATACTCTTCGGAATCTTCCTTGCCTTCTTGGTTCTTTGATTTAACCAATAGGACATTTGATTCTGTAGATACCTCTACATCTTCTGGTCCAAATCCTGCTAGTGCAATTTCGATACGCCACTTGATGTTTGATTCTTTGACGATGTTATATGGAGGGTATGCTCCACCTGGTGATCCCACTCCGTATGAATGTAATCTGTAGAATAGATCGTCGAATCCTACACTGTAGCGATTTGCTGCATCAAAAATTGCGTTGACATCCTTAGATGTCCACTTCTGTAAATTAGTCATAGTGCTCCTTTAATAAGCGAGTTTAAATTGTTGTCCCCGAAGGCGACACTACTATTTAACCATAAGTCAGTCATAGACTAAATGGTACAGACCGAACTCATTTGTAAGGAATACCAAACCTATATAGTGGTAGTACTCATGTGAGAAAAAATGAAAAAGTTTTTACCTCTCATTATGTTGGTCATGGCAGGTATTCCTGCACATGCAGGTGGAATCGTTACGAAACATCAGTCGAGTTTACAACACACCGTAGATGCGGGTTACAATTCTTACAATAGAGTAGGCAACTCATATTCTATTTCTGGTACGAATGTAACTACGACACATACTCCTGATGGAGGTAGTGCTGTGTCTGGTGGCATTGGTGTCAACACTTATAGTTCATCTACAGGTGTAGGAAGCATCGGAGCAATTACAGGAACACAAACTGGATCGGGATCATTCTCATTCAGTCAGTCATTCACTCAAGGTGATGCTGCAGGATCAGGTTCCGATGAAGCATTATTCGGTAGTCAAACCCACTACGCAGGTGGTACTGCATCAGGGTCTGCAAATGCACCAGGTACAGTTACCAATGGACATGCTGTTACTCTAACAGGTACAGGTCTAGCAGGTACTACAACTACTGGTCAGTTTGTTAGTGAGATCTCAGTTTTTGACTAATGAAGGAGGAAGACCTTGGCGAACCTTTCATATATACTAACGAAGAAGACATATGCCCTAGGTGCGGTTATTGCTATTGCCATCACTGCACCTGTGAAGGCGGTCCCCGTGGTGCCAAACTTCCAACAGGGATCGATGACGTCCCACACGGAAACGACCTCAAAAGTGACAGAAACGATAAACAGCATGGATTACAATACTGGGTATCAATTTTCGGTAACTGGGTCAGGGATCACAGCAAATGGTAATTTATCTCCTACTACGGAGAAAGCAAACGTGACTATTGAAGGAGTGACTTCGACATGGACAGGAATAGGAACGAAACCAACGTTCACACAGACAACACCAGGGGCAGCGTTTCAGTTCACCGAGACGTATCAATCCCCAGGTCTCAGCAATCATACGGTAATCCAGAGGGTAACCGAGGTTACAAGCGTAACCGACACAACAAGTATTTTCTCCCAGTAATCTTATGTCTATCACAATTCACCAGTGCTCCACATGCGGTTGCGGAAACTGTAGGGGGAGTAAGTGCGACTGCTGCTCCCGTTGCCAATAGTTCGGGCTCAGTCACCAATCAGGCAATACAAGTTTTACAAGGTCCTTACATAACTAACACTTATGGGGGTGGTATACAGTGTCAGGGTAGTACTATGAACGTAACACCCTATGTCACTGGTAGTGCATCAGCACAGAAACCATATGAAGACTGGTGGGATTCACCAGTGTATGACATGAGAGATTTGAATGAAGACGGTGCACCAGACAATCCTGGTGCGATTTTATATCATGTTCCAACAAGAACAGGACAAAAAGATAACTATAACTTAAG